CAATCTTTTTATTCATCTTATAGAACTCTTCTCCAAGTATACCATTTTTTGTTTTACCAATCAAAATATTCTCTAATGATTTGGGTTTTTTCTTTTGCTCGTTATTTCGGGCACTTTCCAATAGAATGTCCATATTAACGGGCATTTTTTGAATATCGGGAAATAACTTAACCAAAGTTTTTTCCCCTAAACCTTCAATACCATCAATATTATCAGATGAATCACCAGCAAAAATTTTACAAGTTAACACATTATAATGAGGTATTTCAACTTTATTTATAGTGACCATATCACCTTGTTTAAAGTATCGTTTTAAGTTTGGTGAGTAAATGGACACTTTACCCGAGATAAGTTGTGTAAAGTCTTTATCTGACGAAAAAATAGTAATGTCCTCATCAATAGCTATCTGACAATAATAAGCAATTAAGTCATCCGCCTCGTTATTAATCATCTCAACTTGTCTAACAAAGACCTCTTCAAGATATTCTTTAATACGGGCATTTTGTGTAAGATATGATTCAAGTTTATACTCGTTCATATCATTTGTTCTTTTTCCTTTATATTGAGGATATAGCCCTTTCCGAACGGACGAACTATGTTCGGCATCCCAGAACACAACTACTTTATCGTAGTTATGCTCTTCAAGGAATTTCCGAATTGTATTGATAAAGTGGTAAATGGCACCTAAGTGACTTCCGTCGCTATAGAGGTCTTTTACTCCGTGGAATCCAATCTTCATTAAGTTTGAACCGTCTATTACTAATGTTTTAATCACAGTTGTGATTTAAAGGGTGAATAAATTACTAATTGTCTTCTTTTTCTTCTTTTAGGTCAAAATCACCATCTGTTCCGATGATTCCTTTCCAATAATCTGCGTATTCTTTTTTGTATTTTTCCAATGAAGTTTTCTCTTCAGCGGCATCTTTACCTCCAATAAATCCGTGTGGTGTAACGATTATTTTTCCATCATCATAACCTAAACCATTAATATGGTTTTTCATAACAGACACTTTTGTCCTTGATGCAAACTTAATTGTTCTTTTATCTTTAGTTGCGGTAATCTTAGTTGTACCAGCACCTTTTTGATTTCCATATAAAAAAACTAATGATGAGTTTAACCAAATCGCCTCACCACCTTTAGCTTTAATTTTTGGTTGTCCAAATGGATTATCAGGTAACTCCACCCAAGGTTGATTTACAATAATTAAAGTGTTTTCATATTTAGAGTCTGCTTTACGAGACCCTGAAATTCTTTGATTGATACCCATACCAATCTTATCGGCTAATGTTGAAGCGTTGTGTTGTTTTCCACCTTTACCTTCAAAAGTCATTTTACAAGGAACGGAACCAACCGAATCCCACATAAAACATAAACTGTAATCTAAATTACCTTTTTCTTGTTCATCTAACAAATTATTAATATAGTCTGTTATTTGTTCAATATAACTAAAATTGTTATTAAAAATATAAAACCCATCCCAATCAAGTTCACCTGTTTCTTCATCAACAACTTCCTCACAATCAAATCCCATAAGTTTTGCGTGTTCAAACGACCATTTTTGTTCTGTGATAATAAACACAGGAAGAATACCTTTCTTTTGGGCATCCACCGCAGTTTTAACCAAAGCAGTTGTTTTACCTGTATCTGAGTGACCTAAAAACATATTTAAATGTCCTATTGCAGGACCAGGTAATCCAACAGCATCCAAAAAATCAGGACCTAAATCAAAAAATCTTTGAGGTTTATATTTTGCGGATGTTGAGAATTTGTCTTTAATAGACTTAAAATCAGTTTTCTTGATTGCCATTTTCTATTCTTTTAATGTTAGGTAATTTACTTGTTTTATTTCTATTATAGAAAGTATTGTCTTCTTCGTAAAGAACACCAATTTCTTCTTCATGAAGGGTTATCAATCTAAGACCTAATTCCCCATCTTCTGATTCTTCTTTCAACATAGCAAACAAAACTGTTTCACCAATCTGTTTAGCTCTACCTGAAAAGTATCCTTTATCTTTTAGTTGACTTAGAATTTCATAAGATAACATTTTGTTATCCCTTAATTGTAAGTCAATTTCTTCTTTAAACGTCATATTGTAATTTATTTAATATTGTATTTATAAATTCTAAATGGTTTTCTTTATTCTCCAATATTTCTCCGTCTTTTGTAGAGTATTTCATAATTTCTTGAATATAAATTAAATGTCTATGAATTAAATTATGGTCTTTGATTGATAACTTTATAACATCTAACCAATCTTCTTGATTATACGACCAATGATGTAAATGAAACCCCGGAACTTTTGTTAAAAATATTTCAGTATATTTAGCTGCCATATATTTTTCAGGAAATTTTTGATTGTATTTTTTTGTGGTTTCCCGTTTTTTTTCTGTTGTGGGATACCACTTTCCCTTATAATTTAGTCTATGATATTTTTCTCTATGTCTTTCTTTTTCTTTTTCAATCCATTCGGAGTCGTTCATTAATTTAAGTTCTCTTTTCTTAACATCAATCTTAGTACATTCCTTACATTTATTTAAATGTCCATCAACCATTTGTTTATGTACATAGAATTCTTCAATAGGTAAAATGTGTCCACATTTAAAACATTTTTTTTCACTAACTTCCCCCATAATCTTTCTGTTATTTTATAATAAATATACAGAAAGATTAGAAAGGTAGTTTTTCCATTTTAGAATGGAAGCTCTTCATCCGGTAAATCATTTGCTTGAGGGTCAACCGGTACAGAACTTTGAGGTTTTCCACCACCGAATGATTCTGTATTAACTGAATCACTTTCGTATGAATATCCACCTTTTTCTGAATCCCATTTTGGTGTCTCTCCACGAGAAATCGCCTCAAGGTATTCAACAGGTTTTTTAGAATAAACATCTAACCAAGTTAACTCATCTTCAATCCAAGCTTTTGCTTGTGCCTTATCTTCGTGAACAGGTGCTGGGTCATCATACATAATTGTTGATACCGCAGTATATTCTTTACCATTTGGTGCTTTTGATTTGTTTAATTCAATGATTAAATCACGACCTTTTTCAGAGTCAGTAATATCACCTTTATTTCTCCAAATCGGAATGATTTTGTCTAAAATACCATCATTTTTGTAGTTGTGTTTGAATCTCCAAAATTTTGGTCCGTCTTCTTCTTTATCTCTATCTATAACTTTTACGATATAAAATTTACGAGAACGATATTGAGCCGCCAATTGTTTGTCAGACTCTTTACCTGTAGCTATTAATTCTTCGTAAACCTCATTCAATGGTGAACGCTCGTTGTCGTTTTTTCCTGGGTCGTAGAATTTTTGCCATTGACCACCAACTTGGATTTCGTGGTACCATGCTTCTTTGAACGGTGAAGAACCGTCTGTTGTAGGAAGAATTCTTACTCTTCTCTGTCCTGATTTCTCTTTATCTAATAAGATTAAAGCGAAATACTTTTTCATTCTTTCGTCTTGCGACATTTTACTTTGGGCTCCGCCCGCAGATTGTTGTGATTTTTCGTACTGTGCCAATACGGCGTCTAATGAACTCATGTTTTTTTTAATTTTAAGTGATTATCTATCTGATATAAATATAGGTTATAATGTGACTTTAGTCAAATGAAAAAGGTGTCTCTCGACACCTTTATTTTATCTAAACGATGTTTTGTAATTATCGTTACTTGGTGTTCCTCCTGGTTGGAAAGAACTTTTAATATCTGAAGAATTAATGTCTGTTACATCATCTGTTGTTAAAACATAATCATTTTTTCCCGTCTTTTCCATCTCTTCCGATTTATCATCAAAAAATTGTGATAGTTTTTGATTGAATGGGTAAGAATCGTATGTTCTTAATTCTAATTTTTCTTGTGGGGTTTTTTCTCTATACTTTTCAATCTTAGCTTCAAGGCTATTTAATTTGTTCATTATATTATCCATTTCTCCAAGTCTTGATTGTAAATTATCCAACTGACCAAATAAGTTATTAAAATATTCTTCTTGTTTTGTTTCAATATTTTTTTGAGAATCTACTAATTCTGTGATATCAAGTTCTTCAGAATCTTCACTTCCAGTATCAGAACTCTCATCAGGATTTCCATCATCGTCAAGTTTTTCAATATCAGGGTCATTTGCAATATCAATTGGTTGACCTGCCTCAGGTGCTGGTGGTGGAACCGCTCCCGCATCTGAAGGTGCTGGTGGTGCTCCCGCTCCTACATCTCCAGGTGCTGGCGCCAATGGACCTAAATCTTCAGGAGGTAATGGTGCATCCGCAGCCTGTTCTGTAATGTATTGATTAATACTTTTATATCTTTCAATTTCACTTAATATTTTTTTATCTATCATTGTGTTATCC